GCCGCGATCGATGTGACGCAGGCGATTGCGCCAAACCCGGAGGCGGACCCCGACAAGTTCGGCGCGGCCGGGATGCGCTGGGAGTCCTGCCACTACGAGCGGGGCTCGAACGACAACACGTTCCTCCGGCAATCCGGCTTCCGGCGCTTTCCGATCTTGGTGCCGCGCTGGAGCGTGACGGCCGAGGACACGTACGGCACCGACTGCCCCGGCATGTTGGCGCTCGGCGACGTGAAGGGGCTGCAGACGCTTCAGAAGCGCATGGCGCAGGCCGTCGAGAAGATGGGCAACCCGCCGATGGTCGCGACGAACAGCTTGCGGACGCAAGCGGTGTCGATGATTCCCGGCGGCCTCACCTACGTCGATGGCCGGGACGTCAGCCAGGCGATCAAGCCCGCGTACCAGATTCAACTCCCGGTCGCGGAACTCCTGCAGAACATCAATCAGCACGAGTACCGGATTCAGCGCGCGTTCTACGAAGATTTATTCCTCATGCTCGCGCAGTCCGACGCCTCACGCGGGGCGCAGCCGTTGACGGCGCGCGAAGTGGACGAACGGCACGAAGAGAAGTTGCTGGCGCTCGGCCCGGTCGTCGAGCGCACGAACGACGAACTGCTCGACCCGCTGGTGCATCGCGCGTTCGACCTGATGGCGCTCGTGCCGGGGTTCATTCCGCCGCAGCCGCCGGATCTCCACGGTGTGCAGTTGCGGATTGAGTACACGTCGCTGATGGCGGAAGCGCAGAAGCTCGTGGGCGTCGCCAGCCAGGATCGGCTCTTCGGCACCTTGACGCCGCTCGTGCAACTGTTCCCGGCGATGGTGCACAAAATCAACGCGTTTAAGGTCGTGGACAGTTACGCCGACAAGCTCGGGATCGATCCTGGTCTGCTCGTCTCGGACGAGGACGCGACGGCGTCGATGCAGCAGGCCGCACAGGCGCAGCAGCAGGCGGCGGCAGCCGAACAGTTCAAGAACGCGGCGATGGGCACGAAAGCGCTCGGGACGACGCCGCTCGATACGGGCGACACGGCGCTCAAGCAACTCGTCGGCGGCGTCACGTCCGCCGGCTAATCGGCCACAAGGAGTCCGCATGGCATCGAACAAGACATTTAGCGCGAAGGGCGACGGGCCGGAACTGCTCGCCAAGACCCCGCACCTCGCGGGCCAGGTCGTGGTCGAGCCGGGCGATATCCTCGACTACGCCGTGAGTGGGACGTTCGTCGGCACCGTCCTGCTCCAACAGTTTCTCAAAGGGGGCTGGACGACGCTCGCGACGATTACAAGTCCGGTCAGTGGCACGGTGATCGCGGAAGATCCGGGCAATGCCAGCGGGCGCGCGCGGTTCCGCTTCCACTGCGAGGCGTACACGAGCGGGTCGATCGTGACGGCGCTCAGTGTGGACGCGACGGTCAGTCAGGGTGGTCTCACGAACGATTCAGGATCGGCCGGCGTGGCCGTCACAGGCGGCGGGACCGTGGCCGTGACGGGCACGCTGACCGCCACCAATGCGGCGCTGACGACCCCGGCCGGGGCGGTGGCGGCCGTCGAAGCCAGCTTTGCGGAAACGACCGGGGCCGGGGTCTACACGGCGGCCATCGCGGTCCCAGCGGGCGCGACCATCCTCGACATCATCGTGAACGGCGTCGCGCTGTGGAACGCGGGCACGTCGGCGACGCTGATCGTGGGCGACGCCGGCGACGATGACGGGTTTTACACGGGCGTCGACCTCGAAGCGACCGATCTTCTCGCGGGCGAGTCGCTGTCGTTCTCGGATGCCGGCGGGAAAGCGGGCGCGTACATCGCGAATAGCCAGGTGAGCCCGCGCTACTCGGCGACGGCGCGCGTCGTGAGTGGGATCGTGACAGCGGTCGGCACGGGCGGCACGACGGGACGCACGCGGATGACCGTCGTCTACCACCTGCCGGTCACGGCGGATATCGTCGCCGCGGCGAAGGTCTAACGATGAAGAGTCCGCGGGCGCTCCAAGGCAACGCGTCGGATCTGGAACAGATCCAGTACGCGAAGCGCAAAGAGACGGACGCGGCCCGAATCCGTGCCGAGCTGGTGCGCCGGCAGTTGAGCACGGCCGAGGGGCGGCAGTTCGTGTGGATTGAGCTCGAACGCGCCGGGGTATTCGATGAGCTCTCGGGGCCGATGGACGCGGTCTACTTTGCGAACGCGGAACGGAACCCGGCGCGGCGCCTGCTGCGCGAGTTGATGGAGGCACACCCGGACGCGTACCTCCTGATGCACGCGGAAGCGATTGCGCGGGTGAAGCGGATCGATCTCGAGATCGAAGCGGCGCAGACGTCACAAGCGGAGCGTCGCACGAACGAGGACACGGATTGATGTCACACGAGTTTGACCACGGTGCTAGCGCGCGCTTAATTACCGCGCGGACAACGCCCACTCTTAGCGGGCACCGGGACAAAGGAGACGCACGGAAAAGGGACCGTGCTGATCGCTCTCACGAGCGGTTGGCCGGTCCTTTTTTCGTTGCGGCTTCACTTTTTCAGGAACGGGAGCAGACCGATGGCCGTTGCAGAAGTTGATACCTCCGCTGCCGACGCCGCGCAAGCCGTGGCCGACAAAGCGGTCCTCGACAAAGCCGCGAGCGACACTGCGGCCAGCGAGAAAGCCGCAGCCGACCAGGCCGCGGCGGACAAGGTTGCCGCCGACAAAGCGGCAGCAGACGCGGCGACTGCCGGGCTCACGCCCGAGCAGATCGCAGCGAAAACAGCGGCAGACGCGGAAACCGCGCGCAAGGCGGCCGAATCGGCCAAGGCGCCCGAGAAGTACGAGCTGCAACTGCCGGCGAACAGTCTCCTCGATGCGACCGACGTCGCGCAGATGAGACTCGAAGCCAAAGCCCTGGGCCTCAGTGAGGTCCAGACACAGGCTCTGCTCAACGCCCGCTCGGCGGCGATCGTGGAGCAGGCCGACGCATATCTCGCCGAGGTGAAAGCAGACAAAGCCCTCGGCGGGGAGCGTTACGACACGACGAAACGAAACGTCGAGATTGGCGTCCAGCGGTTTTTTGAAATCTTACCGGCCGATGAACTCGCCTTAGTTAAGGCGGTGTTCAACAAGAGCGGATACGGCAATAACAAGGCGTTCGTCCGGGCCTTCGCGCATTTCGGTGCACAGCAGCGCGAAGACACCCCGGTCGCCGCGGGCCGTGGCGGCAATACCCCTGAACGTAAACCGACCGCCGAGGTGCTCTTCAAGAGCTCGGCGCAGACGAAGGCATAAGGAGTTTTCACCATGCGTATTTTCCGTTCTCTCTGCCTCGCGCTCGTCGCGGCCCTCATGGCTGTCGTCAACGCGAGTGCCGGCGTGCTGGTGCAGCACGCGGCGTCGATGTCGCATCCGTTTCATCAGTTCGGGATCATGGTCATCGGCGCAACGCTCGGCACGAGCGCACTGACGCTCGCGGACATCGCGAAATCGCTCGACCCGAACGGGGAACCCGCGCGGATCATTGAGCTGCTCAACCAGACGAACCCGATCCTCCAGGATATTCCCTGGCTCGAAGGCAACCTGCCGACCGGCCACCGGACCACCGTGCGGACGGGCCTCCCGACCGTCACGGCGCGCTTACTGAACCAGGGCACCACGCCCGGCAAGTCGAGCAAGGCGCAGATCGATGAGCAGTGCGCGCTCTTCGATGCCTTCTCGGAAGTCGACGCGGAGCTCGCGAACATCGGCGGCAACCCCGGCGCCGTCCGGCTCTCCGAAGCGCGGGCCTACATGGAGGCCATGACGCAGAAAGTGGCGTCGACGCTCTTCTACGGGTCGGCCCTCACCCCGCAGGAATTCGTCGGCCTCACGGCCCGCTACAGCCTGACGACCGCCGGCAACGGCGACAACGTCATTCTCGCGGGCGGTGCCGGCTCGGACAATACCTCGATCTGGCTCGTCGCATGGGACGAAGAGACGGTGTGCGGGATCTACCCGAAGGGCTCGACGGGCGGCCTTGCCCACGAGGATCTCGGCTTGGAGACGGCGAGCAATGCCGGCGGCGTCACGGGCGCGCTGCTGCGCGTCTATCGCGATCATTGGACCTGGAAGTGCGGCCTCGCGCTCAAGGATTGGCGCTACGCCGTGCGCGTCGCCAACATCGACCTGAGCGATCTGGCCGGTGCGTCCGGCTCCAACCCGCAACTCATCGACCTCATGGAGCAGGCCGAAGAGACGTTGCCGAACGAACTCGGCAAGCGCGTGTGGTACATGAACCGTCGCGTGCGTCGGTTCCTGCGGAAGCAGGCGCGGGCGAACGTCACGTCGGG